CGGGTCGCCTTCGCTGACTCGTACTCCTATCGGATGGGCATCCCGAAGGAAGCCCTTGCCAGCATCTACACCGGCATGGATGTGCTGCTTCAGCCCAGCCGAGGCGAGGGCTTCGGTATCCCCAGCCTTGAGGCTCAAGCCACCGGCACCCCGGTCGTGGTCAGTGACGCCACCGCGCAGCCCGAGCTTGTCGGCGACGGCTGGCTCTGCGACGTGCAACCCGCCTGGGACGCGCCCCAAGGCTGCTGGTTCTTTACGCCTCTCGTGCCGAGCATCGTTGACAACCTTGAGGCTGCCTACGCGCGAGGCCGAGGCCGATCCCAGCAGGCCATCGACTTCGCCGCCAACTACGACGCCGACGTTGTGTTTGACAGATATTGGCGGCCAGCGCTCAACATCCTCCTAGCACCATGAGGGTCGCCTGGGTCACGCACCACATCCCCAGGGTTGAGGAAAGGCACGAGGCCTTACTGCCGGGGAAGTATGCGGGTGGCGCGGAACGGAACACCGACTACATGGTTACGGCGGCGCCGGCTGGTGTTGAGGTCACCTACATCGAACCGGAAGCCGCTGAGAGCGCCGCAGACGAATCCTGGGACCGGGTAGTAGTCGGAGGCACTGACAAACTCTCCGAGGCCTCTATGAATTTCCTAGCGGCTCTCAGGCCCATTGTCTGGGTGCAGCACGCCCAGCACCGCACACCAGCCAAGGCTGACCTGTTCCGCCAGGCGTCGCGGTTCTTGACGATGAGCCGCGCGCACATGGGCTGGGAAAACGAGTGGACTGGGCGCGCCGACGCCTTTATCCATTCCCCGGTTCCCCCGGACTGCGTCGCCCCCGCCGATAAGGAACCTTTTGCCTTGTTCGCAGGCAGGAGGCACCCGGCCAAAGGGAAACTCAACGCCCGCATTTGGGCGCAGCGCCAAGGCGTCGAACTCGTTGAGTTGGAGAACGCCCCGCACGAGGTCGTGCTGGACCACATGGCCCGCGCCAAATATTTCGTCCACCTCCCCAAGGAGCGGGACGCCTGCCCCCTCGTCGTCATCGAGGCCACCCTCGCTGGCTGCGACATCGTCACCAACTCCCTCGTCGGGCGGCTAGAGCCCGGCGACCCTGCGGCAGTCCTCGCCCAGCAACCCGAGCGGTTCTGGCGAATTGTGGAGGAAACAGCATGAAGATCGTTGTCACCGGCTCCGCCGGCACGTTGGGCGCTCCCTTGGTCGCTGAGCTGCGGGAACGCGGCCACGACGTCTGGGGCATTGAGCTCCAGCACACCGGCCAGCCGCAGACCGTGCGCGCCGATGTCGCCGACTACCGGCAGCTGCGCGCCGCCTTTGACCGCGTCGGCGACTTTGACCTCGTCTACCACCTGGCCGCCGAGTTCGGGCGCATCAACGGTGAGGAGCACTACGAGCAGGTGTGGCGCTCTAACGCCATCGGCACCCGCAACGTGCTCGAGCTCCAGCGTGAGCGCGGGTTCCGCCACGTCTTCGCCTCCTCCTCCGAGGTTTACGGTGAGGCCGACGCCGAAGCCATCGACGAGCGCTACCTGCTTGACAATCCGCAGCCGCGCCTCACGAACGACTACGCGATCAGCAAGCGCGTCAATGAGGAGCAGGTCCGCAACTTTGCGGACCGCTATGGCACGAAGACCATGACGCTGCGGTTCTTCAACGCCTACGGCCCCGGCGAGCGCTACCACGACTATCGCTCGGTGGTGTGCCTCTTCGCTTACCGGCTGCTGACTGGGAAGCCGATCACGGTTTTTGAGAACTACCACCGAGTGTTCCTCTACCAGGCTGACTTCATCGTGACGCTCGCCAACGCCGCCACGAGCTTCGCCCCAGGCGAGACCGTGAACGTCGGCGGGGACGAGTACGTCAGCGTTGAGGACATGGCGAACATGCTGATTGAGGTCACGGGCGCCCACCCGTCTTTGGTGAACCGCCTGCCGCTGGACAAGCACAACGTGACGAGCAAGAAGCCTGACATCTCCAAGGCCAAGGCACTGCTGCACCACAACCCGCGCACAAGGCTCGCTCAGGGACTTCCCCTGACCGTCGACTGGATGCGGAAGCATTACGAAATCGGAGGCTGACCGTGGCGATTAGCAACGGCTACGCAACCCTGGCGCAGATCAAGTCTGCGCTGCGCATCCCGTCCGGCGATGCCACCGACGACGCCCTCCTTGAAATGGCTGTTGAGTCTGCCTCCCGCCTTATTGACGCCTACTGCGGCAGGAACTTCATCAACGCCGGCACCGTCACCCGCTACTACAACACCGAGAACCCCTACGTCGTGCAGATTGACGACGCCCGGTCGATCTCCCAGGTGCAGACGTCCACGGGCCTGGACGGCGTGTACGACACGACCTGGACGATTGGCACGGCAGGCGGGCAGGGCGATGCCCAGCCGGAGCCGATCAACGATTACCTCGGCGGCGTTGTGTGGCCGTTTACCCGCATCCGGGCCATCGGCGACTATTCGTTCCCCACGGGGCCGGAGAATTCGATCAAGGTGCGGGCTGTCTTCGGATGGCCCAACATCCCGGTCACAGTCACCCAGGCCACGATCCTCCAGTCGTCAAGGATCTTTAGCCGCTTGCAGAGTCCCCTAGGCGTGGCGGGCTTCGGCGACATGGGAATCATGCGGGTCAGCCGTGGCCTTGACCCTGACGTCGTGCAGCTCGTCGAGGGCTACCGCCGCGTCAACGGTGTCGCATGACCGCGCTCACCGACCTACGCACCGGGCTCGCCAACCGGCTCGCCACCATCACCGGCCTACGGTCCTCGGCCTACATTCCCGACAACCCGCAGCCCCCGGTCGCGGTCGTGATGCCGGGCCGCATCCAGTACGACACCGCCTTCGGGCGCGGGTCGGACGAATACTCATTCACCATCATGCTCATCGTCGGCCGCGTAGCCGACCGGGCATCACAGACCAACCTCGACGCCTACTGCGCCTCAAGTGGTAGCGCGTCGGTGAAGGCGGCAATCGAAGGCGACCGCACCCTCGGGGGCAAAGCCTTGGACTGCCGAGTCACAGAAATGACCAACCAGGGCTCGCTCGCCATTGGGGACGTCACCTACCACACGGCCGAGTTCTCGGTCACCGTCATTGCCGCCGGCTAAGGAGAGCACAAGTGGGCAAGTTCATAGGCAAGAACATCCGGGTGAAGGTCGGCAGCACCGAGCTCACCACGAACATCGCAAGCGTTGAGGTCACTGAGACTGTCGACGAGATCGAAACCACGGCGTTCGGCCAGGCTGCACGCAGCCGCATCGCTGGCCTCAAGGACGCCTCGGTCACCATCAGCCTGCACCAGGACTACGACGCCTCCAGCGTCAGCGCCACTCTTGCTGGCGTCTTCGGTGGCACGGCCAACGTGGTCATCCTCGCGGGCACCAGCACCACCCAGGGCACCGCGACGGCAGCCGCACCCCTTTACACCATCCCGGTTCTGTGCTCCCAGCAGACGCCCGTCAACGGCCAGGTCGGCGACCTCACCACATTCGATGTGACGTGGCCCGCCGTCGGCGAAATCAGCCGCAGCACCGCTGGCACGTTCTAGGCCTAGGAGAATCCCTTGCGCATCCAGTTCACCATCACCTACGCCGACGGCACGGCGGCGGAGGCTACGGCCTCCGTCGCCGACCAGGTGGCCTTTGAGCAGCAGCACGACCGCTCCATCGCCCGCCTCGCCGACGACTTCCGCCTCACCGACGCCTGCTGGCTCGCGTGGCACTCGCTTCATCGCACCGCCCGCACGGCCGACGACTTCAACACCTGGCTCGACAAGGTTGAGAACGTTGAGTTTGGTCAGGGGAAGATCGTCCCTTTGGAGGGGACGACAACGCCCACTGGCTGATCGTCCATCTGGCTTACGAGTACGGCCTAGCGCCGTCCGCCGTGCTGGCTGAGTCGGACCGCATGATCTTCACCATGTCCAAGTATTTGACTTGGCGGGCCAACGAAAGCCGGAGGAGTTGACATGACCGACTTCACGGTGCGCGTTGAAGGAGCCGACCAGGCCGTGCGTGCGTTACGCACGATGGAGCCCGAGACCGCCAAACAGGTGGGCAAGGAGATCTCAAACGTCGGCCGGGATCTCGCCGCCTACATCCGCGCCAACGCTCCGACCCAGCCTCCGATGAGTGGCTGGCGCGAGACGGGCGCGGCTCGAGGTCGCACCCGCGGAGGCGCTGGCTGGCCCGCTTGGGCGCCCATTTCCGCCAGCAGCAAGCGTCGCGGCGTCTCAGTCACTGTCAACATGACGGGTGCCGTGGCTGCCATCTACGAGTCGGCCGGCAAGAACGGCCTCGGCGGCATCTCAACCCACCCTGACGGGGGCCAGTTCATTCGCAACTTGAGCCGCTACGGGCGTCTCTACACCTCAGGCGGGCGCCCCAGATCTGGACGCCTGGCAGGCAAGGCCATCGTCACGCAGTATCCCGAGGCCATCAAGCGCATCCAGGCCGCGTGCGACCGGGCCGTCGATGCAGTTAATAGGAGGTTGCCCTCATGGCAGTAAGTGGGTCAGGCAAGGGCATCCAGATTGTTGTCGGCACCGACTACAACGACCGCGACCTCAAGCGCGCCCAGCGGGACCTTGACCGCTTGAAGGGTGAGGCGGCCAAAACCGCCACTCCCATGCAGAAGCTTGGCGCCACTCTGCGGCAAAACCTTGGCCCGGCTTTGGCAATGGCTGGCGCAGCGGCTGCTGCGTTTGCCACCAAGCTCG